ATCGAGAAAGATCCAGTTAGCTCCACACCCACGAGCCATGTACCGGATCCTGTTGAGGAGGTTTTCTGAATCCATTGATCCGAAATGGTCATATGTGAAAAACTTTCCTCCGTTTATAACCTCGTCAAAGGCTTGCTTCAGCTCCGTCTCAGACACCGATTTCATGTCCAGATGCAAAGGCTTGTTCATGTGAATTCCTAGCATCCCTAGAACTGTCCTCCTGACACTCTCCTCCAGAGCGATGTACCCTACCGTCTGTCCGGATTGGACGAGCCAGTGAGCAATCTCTCTACAGAATTGTGACTTACCAATACCGGAGCCAGCAGTGACTGTGATTAGCTCTCCCCTCCGAAGACCATGAGTCATGTCGTTGAGCCCGATGAAGGGGTAGGGGATAGCCTCCACATGCTCACAGTTAACAAGGGAATCCCACATCTCCTCTGCCCCGACGATCCCATCAGGACGGAATGACTTAGCCTTCCATATGGCATCGATCACTTCAGTACCCCGTTGGGCCACGAGCATCTCGTTAGCATCCTTGAGTGGGAGTGTAGCAATCTTTGCTTTCGTAGGGCTTAGCAGGGAAGCGCAATCCTTAGCTGCCTTAATCCCGACAGCGTCATTGTCGAACATGAATATTACAGATTCAAACCGCTCTAGGTACTCGATGTTCTTGCCAATAGCCTTGGAAGCCCCCTGAGCCCCGTTGGGGACGGAGACCACGGGCCACTTGTGGGCTTGGAGCTGCGACACTGAGAGGGCATCAATCTCGCCTTCAGTGACAATGAGCATCTTCCCCCCATCCTTCCAGAGGTGCATGCCGTAGAGGCCCATCTTGGAGGACTCCCCCTTGATGACAAATTCCTTATTAGGGAACCTTAGCTTCTGAGCGATGACCTCGCCTTGCATGTTACGATAGTTGGCTACCTGAACAGGCTGGTTGTTATATGTTCCAACTTTGTAGTCCCAAACCTTGCAGGACTCCTCAGTTAGGGCTCTCTTGGGAAGTGCTTTGACCTCCCCAGTTACTGGATCAGAGATGTCCATTTTATAGTAGGGTTTATTAGTTATTGTACCGTCTCCATGCTCGTACCTTCCACAGCCAAAACAATAGCCGTGACCGTCTGTGTAACGAGCGAGGTTGTCACGAGACCCGCAATCAGGGCAGGGCTCTTTCCTAAGACAATGGCTTGAGCCACTGGTGAGGGACTCTTCCTCCGTCAGAGTAAGCGAATCCATATTTTTTACACCAATCGGCGTACGTTGTTTTTGATGATTTGTGGATCTTGTTCCTTGCCTGTTGGAAAACGAGACGAAGGTCGAGATCAGGGTGCTGTTCTTTTACAAGCAGGAGTTTTTTCCGGTCGGTCGCTCTGAAGTACCCTTTAACTTCAAGTACAATGCCATTACCAAGGTCAAAGTCAGGAGTGTAGCTGCGTAGCTCTTCAACCCTGTATTTGAGCTTAATGTTTTCATACTTGAAGGGGACTCCCGCTAGAGCCAGATGCTTTGACACATCCAGCTCCAGCTTGGAGCGGTAGCCTCGGATCTTAGAACTCCTCGCCACTGGTTACGTTCTCAGTGGGGGCGGTCTCACTTGCTTCGGAGAACACATCGTCTGGGAAGCTCTCACCTCCGGAAACGTAGCCTTCCTCCTCAGCGGAGAAGCCGTATGCATCAGCACTCATTGTGCGAGATGGAGATACAAGCTCAACAACCTGTACTGCTTTGAGCCTCAAGCTCACACCCATTCCGAGGGCAGGAGCGTACCAAGGGTAGATGTCAGCAGCACACCGTAGGATGCTGTTTGACCCGATAAGGTCGATGACAGGGTTTCCCTTGGTGTCGAAGAGAGCAATCTTCCTCTCAAAAGTTTCTCCAGCCTTGGACTTGTAAGATGCTGCCTGAGCAAATTTCACTTCGACTTTCCCGCCTTCGGTTTCCTTCCACGGGAAGTCAGCCATCTTGAGCTTGTCCTTCTTGAGCAGAGCGCATTGCTCTTTGTACGCATCCCGAAGGACTGCTTTGACTTTGTCTATGAATGTACTTCCATCCTCGCCACTGAGTACGACTTTGACGGAGTACTCCCCCTCAGGCTTAAACTTGGTGCTTGGAGCGTTGAGGAACGGATACGATGCCAGACCCTTGGGGCTGACGATACTGACCAGCTTTTTTTTGTTCATTTAAGTGTTTTGTTGGGGTCACCGATAAGCGTTGTGCTTACTGGTAACTACGACAAGAAGTAGTCAGAACGAAAAAGTTGGTCAACAGAAAATTTTCCGAGCAAAGGAATTTTATCTATTTCTTCTTGACTCGATTGTTCAACGAGCTGTTGACGAAAAGCCTCCAGTTGGTTTTCGGAGAATACATCTTGATACTTTCCTCTTACAACATCTCTCACCTCGCTGAGGCTTGCTGCATGGGAGAAGAAGCAATCGTGGACGATGCCGAAATGGATTGAGCGGCTTGTCAGCTCAGCTGCGACAAGGTGTGCGACTGAAGCGTCGAGCGAGTGGACGAAGTTTGGAGCAATTGTTCGTGTGGCTGCACGGGTGTCCAGCTCAGGCTGCTCATGGAGTACTCGTCTGTAGTCGAAACGATCTCCGAGAGCCGTCCTGATCTCCACCTCCTTGTACTTCCGGTAGTCGTTGTTGACCCAGAATCCACTTGGTGTCTTCCACCGGATTGGACGCTCTGCCACCGAGAAAGGCTTGGACACAGCCTTCAGCCAGTCCATGCAGACACGGGCTTGCCCAAGGTACGGCTCCATTGCGGTGAGGAGGTGAGGGGTGAGCCACTTGGACATCTCTCTCCGCTCACTCATGGGGAGAATCTTTTGAGCGTCAGGGTGGGAGAAAAGCTCACGGGCTAGAGCAGTATCAATGTGTTTCGTAATGCCATATTGAGTGACACCGTATGGGATGGTCATCACGGGTGTCTTCACAAGCTTCCTGCTCATCAGTCCGGTGCTGAGCATCTGGTGGGCTCTTGGGTCGTCTAGCTGCTGGAGCTTGGAGATGAGAGCATCAGCCACTATCTGGTAGAGATCGTTGGGGGAGGAGGTGCAGGAGACGTTGGTTCTTTCGCAGCCCTCTGGGTCACGCATGAGCATGGACAGGATCTGTAGCCCGTTGTTGGTTGCGTCCAGAGAGCAAGGGAGGTGACTGATCGTCTCCGGTGTGGCTGTGGAGTACTCCATGCAAAAAGCGAGGAATTGCCAAGGGTCGTCTGCCATCGTCCACCAGTTGTTGGAGACCGGATCCTCTGCACAGGCTTGGATGTTCTGCATGCTGTCAGATACCCAGCTCAGCCGCTCGTCGTAGCTCTTCTTGTCGAGCCCCCACTTGTTCGCTCCATGAATTGCCATCCACCGGAGCCCTTCCTCACCAAGCCTCTTCCCCAGTGAGAAAAGCAGGAGCCCACGGGCTGTGTCGTTACCCTGAAAGTGGAACAGCTCATTGAAGCAGTACATCCTGCCACGGAAATCCAGCTGGACTGGAAAATAGATGGCATCATGGCTCTTCATTGTTTCTGCAATGCATAGGAGCTTTGCGATGATGAAGGATTTGGTCTTGTTGTTGAAATTCGTGAGGTGAGCGTGAAAAGCCTGTCTCTTGTATTCCTTTTTCTTTTCTGAGTCGGTGTCGTTGGGATCGTATGGAGGAAGCTCAATAACTCCGGAGAACGGAACAACCTCATTCACGGAAAGACCCCTCCGGTGGTACTCCCTCATGGTGTGGAGGATCTTCTGGTTCACCTTCCAAGGAACTGACTGCATGCCATTCACAGCCTTAAATATGGGGGTGAAATCCTTGTCAGCTAGAAAGTCTCTGTCGCTCTGTCTACGCACTTTTATTAGAGGGTACTTTATCAGGTCTGGGTATCCTCCCCCTGAGAGGCTGTGCCAGTCCAAAGGGGTGATGACTGTGGGGTATCGGAGAGGCTTGAGTAGCTCCGCTGCCTCGTTGTATTGCATCACCCACTCTTTTGCCTGTTCGCTCAGAACGATATGAGCCCTGAGCCTTTTGCTCCCAAAAGCCACGTTCACAAACTCCACGACTCCGCTCACGTTCTTCAAAATGTGAAGGAGTGTAACCCCCAGCTGACACCTTTCCCTTAGCGTCCATTCAGTGACGTACCCAAAATTCACATACATGTGTTTGTAAAAGCTATGCCTATTCACCCTGCGGTAAGTCTCATCCGCAGCCCTATCGATGGTGCGTTTAACCCCTTCTGGCATCCTCTCTCTTGACTTGTCCCCCTCTATATCAGCTTCCACAGCCCCACCAAGCTGGATGGCAGCAGAGGTGAGAGACTGCTCCTCACCCATTGCGGAGAATACATTCCGGATGACGATGTACGCAACGGAGTCTAGGTCAGCTTTTACCAGCTTTTTACAGACTTCAACTAATTTACCAGCCTTTCGTTTAGAGTTAGGCTCAGCCCATCTCCGGATAGCTTCCACCAGACGAGGGTGGATCTGGGTAGCCATCTCTCTCCCCCACGGGGTGGCAACTGGGAGGTAGTTTAGCTTCCGGTTGTAGCGAGTCTTCCCCTCCTCCAGTGATTTGTTCAGGAGCTTGTCTTGACGAGAATCGATATGGGCTCCCACTTTATAGTCTAGGATCGATAAACCTACCCAACTGGTGGAGCTTGTGACACAGGGATTGCCAGAGACGATTCATCTTTCGTGCCCTTTCCAAACAAAGACGGGAGTTCTTTCTCCCACATAGGCTCCAGCTATATTGTATTCAAAATACTCTAGGGCTTCTTCGGAAGTCATACCGTCTCGATTAACCAGCTGTTCAATCATCTTCATGGCATCGTAGACAACAACGGTGGGAGCCCCGTCAGTAGTTCCAAGGATGCAATCATCAAATCCATCAGCATAAAGCAGCTCTTCCATATTCAGGTTCTTTCAGCCCAAAAGCGGGAGCAGCATCCGTCACAGCCATGCACGGCTTCCATAGGGGTCTTGGTCTTAGGGTCATCTGGGTCTGGGTGTCCGATACCGTGTGGACAAATACGCTCCATCATTCCACGATCCTCTCTCCAGTTCTGGGGCCACTCCTTCATGTGGTGGTCAGACGGGTTGTGGATGCAGCAGCGTTGTCCTGCACATGTAGACTTAGGGTGGACGAGAAGCACTCGATTAGAGCCGACTAGCGTGTAGCGTTCCTGCTTTGGACGGACAACCTTGACGCTATCGTTGTCTAAGATGTTATCCATCCATTTTTTTAGAAGGTGATGATCAACCTTCTTCTTATTGAAGATGGAATCATAATTGCTTCGGTAGGTTTCTCCCATTACCGGACGATAGGTGTCACCTTTTCCTGCGCTCATTCGTTAGTCCCTAAGTAAATTAAAAACACCAGCAAGCCTATCGATTTCGGCCTCTGCCTTCTCGACTCTATCAATCAACTCTAAAAACGCTCTGTGGCGAGACTCTGGTACTGTTTTAAGCCTCTCGACCTCTGCTTTCGATTCGGCTAGTTCTCGTTCCAGCTGCCGTGCGTGTTCCAGCAAATTGATTGCAAAGGCTCCGTCAGGAAATATGAGAGCATCCGTTCTCGGTGTGTCGGTGGTGGTGGTCATTTGTTGTCTTGGGCTTTGAGTGCTTTGGTCACGATCATTGCAACATTATCGCAAGCTCTTGTGTAGTTTCCGTCATAGGTATTGGTTGCCCAAAAGCATGATTTGAGAGCATCTCGAAGCCTCTCGACCTCTGCCTGTGAGGCGGCTAGCTTTTGTTCCAAATCCTCGCTTACAAGCCTGCGTTGGTAATCCGATGTGTTATTCTCATACTGGGCATCTGTTCGTGGCGTGTCGGTGTTCATTCGTCTGTGGAGTTGAGGGTTCTTTGGTGTTCGTTGAATTGTGCAAGTGTGAAGTGTGGAGCGTTCTCGATGAACCATTCAACCATCTGGTCAAGCCTCTCGACCTCGGCCTTTGATGCGGCGAGTTCTCGTTCGAGCTCTCTAGCAAATTCAGCGGGAACAGATTCAGGATGCGGATTTAGCACATAGGTTTCTGTGCGTGGTGTGTCGGTGGTCATTTGAGTAAATATGAGTATTTTTCGTCAATCGCTGATGCCTTTTCGGACAGATCCACAAACCATTCAAAAGGGAATGGTGGTGGCAGTTCTTCAAGTATTTTATCCGTTAAATCGATGGATCGACGCATCAACTTGCGGAGTTCCTTATTCTCATCACGGAGCCTTGCGACCTCGGCTTGCGATGCGTTGAGTTCACGCTCTAGCTCCTGCCCAAGCTTCAATGGTATGCAGTCCTGCCTTAGTGCGGATGATCGCAACGCTTCAAATCTTGCGGCCTCTGTTCGTGGTGTGTCGGGGTTCATTTGTCTGTGGAGTTGAGGGTTACTTTGATAACTGCTTTAATGCCGTCAACTTGTGCGTATAAGCCATGCCATCCACTCCCATGATAGACGTGGTTGGTACACCAATCGGCCTTCATCTGCTGTGCCTTCACCCACATTTCTGTTGAGTAATCTTCGTCTCCAAAAATTGTGTTCCATGAAATCCACCAGTAAGAGGAAGCAATCCAGTCGTAGATTAGGATTTTAACCATTTCCAAGTTTTCTGATTTCATTTTGGCAGTTCTAGTTTGAATCCGTTTTCTTCCAACGCCTCCCAGAATTTGATGGCAAGCTGCTTGGTGGACGCTAGCTGTTCCCGAAGCCTCTCGACCTCGGCCTCTGCTTTCTTTGCACGTTCCTGCTCTCGTTTGGCTCTGGTTCCGTAGTCCCAATCGGCCAACTCCTTCTTCAGCCTCTCGACCTCGGCCTCTGCCTTATCTGCTCGTTTGCAAGCAATTCTAAACTCTGTATCTAGGAACGAATTGATGTCCTGTGATTGGAGTAGGTCGGATTCTGTCTTGAGGAGTTGGTGGTTTAACTTTGCGACCTCGGCTTTAGATGCTTTTAGCTGTGTCTGCAACTTGTCTGCGTGTTCCCAGATTGTGCCAGCGGGGTCTTGACCCTCTGCTATGTGAGCGTTTCGCAGGTCGATATATTTCTTCTTCCATTCACGCCAGTGAGAAGCCTTTGAAGCCAACTCAAGAAGTTCCTTGTGAGTTCGCTGACCATCATCACCAAGGGCATTGCGGATCTGCGTTAGCTCTCGCTCTAGCTCACGGCATAGGTTTTCGACTCTCACCATGAAAAAAGAATTTGGCGATTGAATAACGGCATCCGTTCGTGGCGTGTCGGTGGTCATTTTAGAACTTTTCCAGTGTAGTAGTGGTATACAACCTGACAAGCCTTTCGGATTTCAGAACAATCTTCTTTGTTTATGTGCGTCCAGAAGGTCTGCTTGTTTTTCTCGTAGGCTTCCTTGATGGATTGAGCTACGAGCTTGTCTTCCTGATCTTTGTCTAGTTTCAGTTTTATTTTCATTTGTTTTTCTTTGGGTACACGGTTTTCCTAAATAGGGGTGTTCCAATGAGCCCTTTGGCTTTGAGGTTGCCAAGCATGACCCAAATGTAGGGGATCAGGGCTGGGTAGAGGCTAGTGACTGTAGGTTGAGACGGGTTCATTTTTGGGAAGAGAGTAGATGATAGCAATCCAGTGTTTTGGGAGCTGGTTGAGCATGGTTGGGACTAAAGCACTAGGGATACCTAAAAATTGACCGTCCAGCTTTCCGTCCTTTTGATGGAATCCGATGTTGTACTGCGTTGGCTGCGTTTGCGCCGTGAACGAGTCCGGAGAGGAATGCATATTTCAGGTAAGCTTTGTGTCCGTCCTTGCTGTAGTAGCGAACTCCGAATTGGTTGTACCATTCTTCAAAGACATGATCGAGAGGGTCAGTTGGCGTGGTGGGTGTTGTTGGTGTCATAATCGTTTTTGTAGTCTTCTTTGATAAAGTCGAGGAAAGAGTCTTCAGGTATTGAATACCCGACTGCCTTCAGGAATCCTGTGAATGCTGAGAGAACATCGTCCAATGTGGCTTGGCTGTACATGTTTACCGTGACGTACTCCTTTGCATTAGTATCAAGGTCAATTTTGAACTGGTGCTGGTTTTCAGGTTTATGTGACATGGTGGTATGGTGGTTTACTTCTCCAACACCTTGACGGCATCAAAGAGTTGCTGAGGAGCGAGGTGAGCGTATCTCAGGGTGATGGCTAGGCTCTTATGCCCCAGCCATTCCTTGACGGTGAGGATTGGCACTCCCCTCTGCACGAGACGGGATGCACAGGTGTGACGAAGAGAGTGTGGGACAAACTGGTCATCGTGTTCCAATCCCATTGCCTTACGAACAGCTACCCATTTGTGGTTGAAGGTGGTCTGCTTGATCTGGGAGAACGGGCCACTCCCTCCCAGTCCCAGAGCATCAGTCTCAGTAAGTACATCCATTACCCGTGTAGTCACGGGGATTGACCTAGCCTGTCCGTTTTTTGTGTCCCAGAACCTGACGAGCTTATGCTGCACATCGATGTCCCGCCACTCAAGCTTGAGAGCCTCACCCACACGGGCTCCGGTGTCGGCAAGGAAGGTACATAGGTTGGCTAGGTCATGGAATCCCATGTCACTGAACCTCTGGTAAACCTCAGCCTCCTCAGCATCACTGAGCCACCGGAGACGGTTCAAGGGCTCCTGCTTGCGTTCAATCACGGGGAGCTTCTCAATCCACCCACGAGAGTGAGCGAACCGTAGCATCTTGGAGATGGCAGCGAGTTTGCGATTAATCGTCCCATCCCCATTACCCTTGTGCTGCATTGTGGAGATGAATCCGTCAATGCTGTCTGTGGTGACATCACGGTAGGGTGTGTCCATGCCGAAGTGATCCAGCACAGCTTTCGCATTCACCTTGACCGAAGCTTCACCCTTGCTGCCTTTCCACACACGGTTGTATACCACGGTGTAAAGTTCCAGCCAAGTTACAGGAGCTGCGTTATCGGGAACGGTGATGAAGGGGATTCCGGTCTCCTTGTGGAGGTTGTTGGATTCTTGGGAGATGATCCAGCTCTCCGCAGAGATTTTGTTGACGAAGTCTTTTCGGAGCCGCTTGCCATTAACCATGACAGAGGCTTGGAGTCTACCGTTAGGACGGGAAGTGATGGTTGCCATTTTTATCTTCTTTTGGTGTTTTTGTTTTTGGTTTGGTGCGACTGAAGGGACACTCGCAATGTCTCCTTCAACCTTGAGAATACCCTACTCCAGCTGGGATTCTGGGTCAACAAAAAGTTTTATGGAATTTTCTAAGCACTCAAAAGAAACCCTTGACAGCTTCTCTGATAAGACAACACAAGACTCAGTCCGTCATCTTCAAACCCCACAAAAAAGAACACCCTCCCACACCAGCACATACTGGGGAGAGGGCTTTTCCCTTTTAACCCCATGAGCGGCTTGGAGTGATCCAAACGACTCGTGGTTAAGCGGTGAACGGTACACGGTAAGAATGGGTGGGTCAAGCGGAACAGTGGAAAATGTGGGCAAGGACGATATGACTGTAAGCGTAGGCAAGGACGATGACTGTACCCTGACCCACAAGGTGGGAGGGGTCGGGACTGGGTCGGTGGCTGGGCGGGCTCGGGGCTCCTAATATCCATAAACTTAGGCAAGAAAAAGCCCCACAATCCTTTCGGAAAGTGGGGCGATTTTGGAGGATTAAACTGTGATTTATTTTCTAGAGAGTAAGGCTGACAGAATCAGGAAAATTAGCAGGAGAGTAAATCCTAGTAAATCAAGGAGGTAGTCGCTTAACTGTTTCACTGTTTGATGGTGGTCAGGTAGGTTACGATCAGGAAGATCACTAGGAAGAGTGTTTGCAGTGTTTCCATACGCTTCAGAGGACGAAACCGGAGAGGTCTTTTTTCGCCTTGCCCTTAGCTTTTAGGCCCACGATGACCCCACCAGAAGGGTCGAGGAACCGCAGGTCTGACAGATCACCATCGATCACTTCATGGTTAAAAGCGAGAAACCCGATCTGCTGCGTCATGTTTGCAAACACCATAGCAACGTTTCCTCCCTTGTTCAGGATGTCCAAACAATCCTTTTGGTTATTTTCCGAGCGGGAAAAGGTAAGGTGATAATTGGTCGGGAAATAGCTTTTTACTCCTGCAACGGGGATTGAATCCCTCATCCTGCGGGCATTCTTCGTGTAGTCGTAAAACTGTACATCCTTGTGGAGTGTCATGATGTTTGGAGTGCCAAATTCAAGCCTGACATCTTCCCAAGGTATGTCACTTGTCCCGTTCAACCGGACACACGGGATTTTTCCTTCCTTTTTAGCCTTTTTCTTCAGAGCCAGAATGTCGAGGTGGAGCTGCGCCATGAAACCGTCACGATCTTTATGAAACCACCTTGTTTTTTCAATCCTCGCCTTCTGGACGTTGGAAAAAGCCCCCCGCCCCGCTGAGTAGAGGCACGCTAGGCGACACCCTTTTGACGCATGCGGGCATGTGTTCATGACACCGGAGACATCGGAAGGTGCAAGGTAAAGAATGCCCGTCAGGTAGCCATATTTTTCCCCTTTGACGGTTTTAGAATCGGAGCCAATTGATAGAAGCTTCATGGTGGTGTGTGTGTTTGGTGTGTGTGTGTACGGTTTAATTTTTAGAGCAGTGCAAGGGCTGGTGTCTTTTTTGAATCTTCCCAAGTCTGGACAATATCACCTGAAAGAGTCTTTTCAGCTAATGCCCACAGCTGGCGATTAATGACTGTGCTTTTGGTAAGTGACCGGATACCACGGGCACGCCTACGCCCACCTGCGTGGAATCCTCCGGTGATCAAGTCTTCCTGCGTCCGGTTGTAGTGTGTCCAAAGGTCTTGTCCTTCGTCTTCTACTCGCCTGATCGTGTGTCCGGTTGCCATGCCAAGGGGTGAGCGGGAAGGGTAACGCAATTGGAATGCTAAGGAGCTAAAAGCAAACCTCTCTTCCGGTGAAATAGCTTTTTCCGTCATGAGGCTGACCTTCTCCATGATGCTAGGAAACTGGCTTGAAACCTTAAATGCTCCTGACTGTAATTCTTCCCGAATAGTGGACATGTCTCCAATGTGTCGAACTCGTGCCGAAATAAAAGATGATCCAACAACTAAACCGTTGGAGCAAATGAACCGAAAAATACCCGCAAACAGAGAGAATGAACTTGTGCCATCGTTGGCATTCTGTAGGTAGACCAAAGGCTGTAAGCCGTTTACTGGTTTGATGTCGGGGTGCGTCAATTGGATTTGATGTTTTACAAAGGGCCGACGATCAGGAAAGCGGGTCTTTGCTTCGCTAGTCTTGAAAACTTCCCAGCCTTCATCCCGTAGGTGATCAACTGCAAGCCGTGTGCTGATAGGTTGAAACTTTCCGGTGGTCTTCTCCTCATAACGAGAAGAGGTCAGGGCTGACAAAGGCAACGTGTGTTCGCTAGGTGATAGGGTGGACATGGTGGTGGTGTGTGTGGTGTTCATGGTGTGTGTGTTTGGTGTGTGTGTTTGGTGTGTGTTTGGCTGACGACTAAAAGGCTAGGCAGAAGATAATGAACGTGACGAATGCTTGAATGACTAGAAGGCTAAGGATTGTGACGATGATTTTTTTCATGGTGTGTGGTGGTGTGTTTTTTGGTGGTGAGGATTACGCAGTGACGACAACAGTCCGGAGCCCTCCTTCACGGGTCTCTATGAAGTAGTCCACGGCTCCGGAGGCTAAGGCTAGGGCAACATGAGCGGGTACAGCCCAGCTACTTAGGACAGCAACGAAACATTGCCTTTCCTTTTTTGTGGTCGCAGAGCGGAAACCGGATCGGCAATACTCGACGATGGAGGGAGCATCAATCATGGGGCCAGAACCGAGGTAATAGGTTTCCGGTGACATGGTGGTGTGTGTGGTGGTCATGGTGTGTGTTTTTTTGGTGTGAAAGGGGAAGGGATGGAACCTTCCCTTAATTGATTAGAATCCCTTCGGGAGAAGCCGTGAACCGATCACCTCCGACAGCTCGTGAAGCCTTGGAGTCATCCGCCGCTTAGCTTCCTGCAGCTCTGCCACATATTCTGGTGATGTCTCAAATTTTGCGGCCATCCTTAGTTCCATTTCAACTCCCGAAAGGGTCAGGGTCTCGATGATGTCCTGTACGCATTTCTCGCTAATTACTGTGGTCGTATTTTTCATGGTGTTTTTGGTGTGGTGTTTTTGGTGGTGGTGTTTCCTGTCACTGCTCACCCTATAGGATTTTTTTCATGAGTCAACGGAAAAAAAGAAAAAATCTTTTGTCCAGGCATCCGGTGTTCATGGTGTGACTGTAAAGGGTGCTTCCGGTGGTGTGCTTCCGGTGGTGTGGCTGAGGCAAAAAACGATTTACGGGAGGAAACACGAAAGGGGAGCGGTTCACCTTACCAGCTAATGTTTCCCCTCAGGCCGTCCGGTGTCCGGTGCTTCCCTCCGGTGGGGCAGGGCAAACAGATTCACTATCTGTTGCCTCCCTCTTTCCGGTTGTCACATCCTCCGGTTTTTCCTCTCATTCTCTTGCTAATATGACTGTAAAAGCACGTTAATTATAAATTAAGTGCGCCAGAATTGAAACAATTAGAAAACGTTAGGGGCCAAGGGGGGAAAGCCCGCCGACATCATGCGATCAGCCCTCTCAGATTTTTCTACCAAATTTCAAAACGACCACCAGTTAGAGATGCTTTCGTAAGTACACCGCTTTCTCTCCAGCATACAGATTCGCTGGTTCATATAACCTAAACCCACACCCGATGAGAGCATTACTAGAAGCACAATTCATCCCCATGACATAAGCGATAGCCGTCTTGTACCCCAGATTCTTTGCCTTCCTTGTCCTGAGTCTTATGAGTTTCTTTTGGATACCCATGCCTCTCCATGCAGGGATGACTCCAGCCCTTGTGAGTAACGCAAGCCCCTTGTTCACACTTGCCTCACACCCTCTCATTGCTCCGTAGCCCACAGCTTTACCTCCAACTCTCACCACCCACACCCAGTACTTTGAGGTGTCGATCCTAGAGTCTCCTGAGAATAGGCTCTTATCCAACCTCTTGACCTCTTTGACGGTCTTCTCAGGCTGGTTATCTGGAGTGATCTCAAGACGGATTTGCATGGAGAAAAGTGAATTGAAAAGGTGTCCATTAAGTCAAGACAGAAGTACACACAAGGTAAAACAAGAAAGGTAAAACAAAGGAGGCTACACATCTTCCTTTAAGTCCCTTACTTATTATATATCAATTAAAGTGATTAGTTTATATAGTCTTTATTATATATAATTGATCAATGTAAGCTACATCTTACACCTGTGTTTTGGTATCTTTAATCCTTAAATTCTACCTTGATAGAAGAGAAGCTAGAGCCAAGTACCAAGGAATTCTATTCCATCTATAATAATTTAATTACCTTTGAAGATCAATTTTCAAGGAGTTCTTTACAAGAAGTACCTAGAACCAACTTCTTCAAGAACCAATTTCAATTTATAATAATAATAAGAAATAATAGAGTAGATATACTCTTACCTCGCTTACGCTCGGATTGTACTCTTGGTCAAAAACCAGTCAAGCACTTTCTTTAAGATTCTTTATCTCTCTCTTATAATTGGTCATAAATAGCCCTTCGGGCTTTAGGTCATCTAAAGCAAATTGTCTTGAAAACACAAGGTTGATAAAGAGAAGCAGCCTTTGGCTAGGAACCTTTATTCCTCTTGTCACACCAAGACAATATACTTATATATACCCAGCAAATGCCTTCCAGAAAAAGCACAGCCAAGACCTCTTCCTCCAAGTTTGTAGTAGATCCCCAGTTAGTCGATTTTAGGAACTTCCTTTACCTTGTTTGGAAGTCCATCAACCTTCCTGATCCTACTCCTATCCAGTACGACATTGCTGAGTACCTCCAGAACTCTCCTAGAAGGGCTATTATCGAGGCTTTTCGAGGAGTAGGTAAGTCTTTCATCACCTCAGCCTTTGTCTGTCACCAGCTTTTGCTTAATCCGGATCATAAGTTCCTTGTGGTATCTGCTTCCAAGGCTAGGGCTGATGACTTTTCAACCTTTACCCTGAGGTTGATCAACGAGATGCCAGTCCTTCAGCACCTGAAACCCACGGATGACCAGAGGAATTCCAAGATAGCGTTTGATGTAGGCCCAGCTACTGCTTCTCACTCTCCCAGTGTGAAGAGTGTGGGTATCACTGGGATGCTTACGGGGAGTCGAGCTGACTTCATCATTGCGGATGACGTTGAAAGTGCCAACAACTCCATGACCCAGAGCATGAGGGACAAGGTTTCGGAGAGTGTGAAGGAGTTTGAGGCTATTCTTAAACCTGATGGGAAGATTATTTACCTTGGAACTCCCCAGTGCGAGGAGAGTCTCTACAACAAGCTACAGGAAAGGGGCTATATTTGCCGTATTTGGCCTGCTAGGTATCCGGAACGGGAAAAGCTAGGGGGATATGGGGAAAGACTCTCTCCGGTCATCCTAGAGCGATTGGAGAGGGATCCTGATGCCATTGGACACTCCACAGATCCGAAAAGGTTTACTGATACCGACCTGTTAGAGCGTGAGGCTTCTTATGGTAGGTCTGGGTTTCAGCTTCAGTTTCAGTTGGATACCACCCTTTCGGACATGGACAGGTATCCTCTCAAGCTTTCTGACCTTGTGGTGATGCCTCTGAACCCTACAGATGGGCCTCAGAAGGTTGTGTGGGCTTCTGGGCCTGAGCAACGGATCGGTGAGCTGCCCTGTGTAGGGATGAGTGGGGACAGGTTCTATAGGCCCATGATGGTTTCCAGTGACATGTGGATACCCTACGAGGGGGTCATCATGTCCATCGACCCTTCCGGTAGGGGGAGGGATGAGACTGCTTTTGCTGTGGTGAAGTACCTCCACGGGATGCTCTTCCTTTGTGCATCAGGTGGTTATAACAGTGGGTACACACCGGACACTCTACAAAAGCTTGCCGAAACTGCAAAGTTTCATGGAGTCCAGCAGATCATCATCGAGGAAAACTACGGTGGAGGTATGTTCGCTCAGCTCCTCAAGCCCGTCCTTGGGAAGGTTTACCCCTGCACTGTGGAGGAGGTGAAGCACAGCAAGCAGAAGGAGCTTCGGATCATCGATGTGCTTGAGCCTGTCATGAACCAGCACAGGCTGATTGTTGACCAGAAGGTGATTGAGAAAGATTATCGATCCACCCAGCATCTCCCTCCTGAACAAGCCCTGAGGTATCAGCTCTTTTACCAGATGTCCCGCATCACCAAAGATCGAGGGGCTTTGGCTCAGGATGACAGACTGGATGCTCTTGCCATTGCTGTTGGGTTCTGGACTGAAAAGATGGGAATGGACGTTGACAGGGCTCTAGAGGCTGAAAGAGATGCAATGTTTGACAAGGATCTGGAGAGCTTTATCGGGAATGTGTTTGGACACAAAGCTCAACCAAAAAGCTGGATTCCTAGTTGGTAAAAAGTATTGACGAGGAGACATACTCTTACCTAAAGTGCTTGTGGTGCTTATGGGATCCCCCTCTTGGTTGTTTGTGATGTTTTTCAACTGAGAGGGGGATTTTCTTGCCAGTTGTCAAGGAATCCTTGATAACTCAATCGGAATCATTGCTGGTTGCATTGGAAATATCCGATGGCTGGGATACCAGTAGGGCTGGAAACAGCCGCCAGCAGTTATTCCTTCGGTGAAAACTTCGGGGGAATCTTCGGTGAACCCCTGCCCAAAGGACACGCCGTAAGGACTCCAATGGGCATTATAGTCGGGGGAGGCAATGAGGGGCGAAACTGGCGGGTAGCTTTGTGCTGGCCTAGTCGGGAGTAGTAGCGACCTGATCCTCCTCCGACCTTTTTCGTAGCGTCACGAAATTGGTTGTAAGAACGGCTAGAGAACGGCTAGAGTTACTATTCTAGATAAGTATAAGGCGTTTATTGCCAAGAAGTAGCGCACAATCAATACTATTCATTATAGGGAACTTATAGTGACCTTTGATGGTTTATAAGTTTTTTATAAAATCTGTAAGATTCCTATAATTCAAGTGGTCTAGAGCGCATTCAATAAGAACCCAATAAGAAGCACACTACACCTCCAATGTGTATCGTGCATTTTATGACTCACTAATGCCTCATAATGGTGGGTGTATCAGACCGTACTAGTAGCTCTTGTCCGCTCGATTGGAACTGGCTGACCGAATCCTCAGGTTACTCCTAGCTCCAGTCCCACCTTTCGACAAAGCTTTCTTGTGGTCAACGTCCTTTCCCTTGAGAGCAGCTTTTCCGTGGATACGGAGCATCTCCCGTCTAGCTTTGTTCCTCAAGACACGCTTGCGGACTTGTTCAGGACGAGCCTGATACTTCTTGTCGTAGGATGAGTAGACTCTACCGGACTTGCTCATCCTTGCGCTACTTTCTTATCACCAAATGGCAGTACAACACCCAGCTTCACGGCAGGGTGGTCACTCTCCACGTTAACGATGATGTTGTTGTCTTTGAGCAGAGCCCTAGCCACCCCAAGATCCGCAGGGGTTGCCTCTCCTGATTCAATACGGGAGAGAAGGTCTTCAGCCAGTTTAACTGAGAGTTCTTCTAGGATGTCGGCTTTAGATCTGTTGCTCATAATTAGGCTCCTCCAAATATACGGTGTTTAACGAAGTCAAAAATAAAGGTGAAGATCACTGACACGACTGCAACAACTCCCATGAAGTAGTTTTTGTAGCCTTCAATCTCCTTCAACCGCTCACTATTCCTTTCCAACTTCTCAGCAATGGTGTCGTGAGAAGTGATCAG